GCCGCAGCATCCTGCCCGCCGATCAATTGGTCTTGCATGTCGCCCTGCGCGCCGTAGCTGGTGATAGCGCCTGCGATTGTGCCCACGGTGCTAAGTATGCCTTGTATTCCACCGAGGGATTTCACAATTCCGCTTGCTGAGGTCAGGTCGACCCCGAGAATACTAGAGATGGAGGATGCCAGCCCCGCCTCGGTCGCACCGCTGCCGCCTGCGGCAACGAGTGACTCTGTTACTTTTCCTAGTAGCGCTTCCTCGCCTGCAGAAACTCCTGCTGCCGAAGCGATAGAAACCGCACCGTCTAGTCCTGCCGTAGCAGGTAGTCCGGCGAGAATGCTGCCGGAGCCTGCTGCGCCTGCGGCGACACCAGTTAGTCCTGAGCCTCCTGCGGCTTGCAGAGATGTGGTCACACTGTTTAGGAGCGCTGCTTCGCCTGCGGAAACGCCGGCTGTGGCGCCTGCGGCTGTCGTTGCGCCAGTTCCCGCACTTGCGGCTGCGCCGACGCCAGATAGCCCGGCGGCCGTGCCTGCCGTCATTGCTGCGCCCACGATATACGGGGCGTACTGGTTAATCAGGTTCATTTCCTGCGGGCCGTCGACCAAGTATCGGAGTTCGCCTGCGCGTTTCTCCATACTCCGGATGTCGTCGGCTGTGTAGTTTGTGCCGAGTTCGGCGTTCTTGGAGTCTACCACGTCTTGGTTCAGCTCAAAGAAAGGGTTGCCGGTCGTCTTTGCCAATCTCGCTCGCTCAGCAGCTTCCTTGCTTCGAGAGTGAACCCAGTCGTCGGAAGTGTACGTGTCGGTGTATAGCCCTTCGGACTGCTGGCTCGCGATAGCTTTCGCGCTCTGACCCCCGAAAAAGTCGTACATCTGGTTTAGCTCGTCGTTCCACCCAGCGGTGTCGCCCTCTGTGCGGTTGGCGTATTGGCCTTCGAGACGGGCGTTCGACTGCCCTCGGGTTTCGGCAGGTGCGGAGATCGCCGAATCGTAGGCAGATCGGTTGTCCCCAGTCAGGGCATTAACCCAGTCGGTGTGACCTCCTGCGCCTTGGCCCGAGCCATCCCAGCCCATGTCGAGGGCGGTCTGCTGTTTAGCGGTGTTTGCGGTGATCGGCGAGGGCGCAGGTGTTCCAGAGGCAGCAACGGGTGCCTCGGTGGCCGGAGCCATTATCGAGCCCGTAGGGGCAGCAGGCATCGCTTGCTGTCCGCCGTAGCCGGATACTTTTTGGTTATACTTGTCTTTATACTCGCCAGTCAGGGAGTTAACCCAATCTTTGTGGCCACCAGCGCCGACGTTCGCGCCAGTCCAGCCCATGTCGAGGGCGGCTTTCTGACCAGTATTTCTAGGGATGATTGCCATGCTTTACCTCGCGATTCCTATGCCTGTGATAGTTATTGGGTCGGATACCGACGATAGCGCCGGTATATAAATTCGGTTAGTCGCAGCATACTGTATCCCGGACGAATTGTAAAGGGAATCCTGAAATATACGTGGTTCCCGCGGTGCTGCTGACGTTCACCGAGGGGGTTATCGTGACCGAGAATAAGACCACACTTTGGTTTATTTGGGAGTAAACTGCGTCTACCGTGAATGTGCCTGTCAAGCTTACGAACGTGGCGGCCCAAGGGGTGCCGGTGTCGCCCTCGTACGAGTCGTTAAGGTGCTCGACCCACGGCAGGGAAAAGCCCATACCGAGCTCTTCGAGCACGTTGGTTCGGAAAGGAGGGGGAGTAACGCCGGTCATGTTAGGTAGCCCCCCGTAATATCCACTTTCACCGGGTCGGTTATCCGTATGTTGAACGTCATTTGCTCCGCGACTCCAAGCCTGCGGAAAGCGGCTTTATTGCGCGTTTTTCCGATCTTCCCGATCGTGGTGGTGAACCAAGTAGACCATGTTTTCGCGCCGTCTTTGCTCAATCGCAGGGACAGCAGTGGGTCGGAGCCTTGCCCGTCGGCGAGCCCTACTCCTGCTTCAACGCCGATCGCTAGGCGGTTGTATACCACCCGTTTGTCCTCGTCGCTCAAATGCGTGAAAATTCTTTCGCAGCTACGGACTTCCCCAGCGTTGTCGTATAAATCTTGGCTCATGCGGTATATCCGACCACTGCGGCGGTCGACGCCTAGGTGCTTGCCGAACGCGAACATTAGGTCTTTCACGATATGCTGTTCGTACGCACCTTGGTCGTTGAGCTGAGCCCGCTCGTGCCACTGCATCGTAGTCAGGTCTAGCACGAGGGAGGTTTCGAGGCCTCCGCCCGTCAGGACGTAGAACCAGTGGCCGTCGGCGTGGTACGCGTGCGCGGTGCATTGATCTGAGTCCGGGGCGCGCTGGATTATTTGTTCGATAGGAGATGTGCTCACGCGGCGAGGCAGCAGCCCAGTGGCGAGGTATACTACTCCGCTCCCGAGGTCACTTTTACCTAGCCAGAGGAAGGAGTCGCCTACTTCCAAAGCGGTATAGGGGGATAGCACTCCGACGTTAAACGCGGAGCCTTGGATGCGGCGGAATGGGAAATCGGCTGCGCCGGTGTTAGACCACACTTCTGATGTTGTTTCGCCTAGCAGCCAGAGCTGGCCTAGGGCGCGTACGCAGGCTCGAAGATCGTCGGGTGCTGTCTCAGCCGTCGCGAAGTCGAGAGCGTTCCACGCTGCTCCATTGTTGATTCCCGAGATGTAGAACCGGCCAGTGTCGAGCTCGTTTGCTATAAAGTAGCCATCCATAACTGTGACCGTTCCTACGTCCGGGAGGTCGGGGTCGGTAACTACAGCAAAGCTGTTAGTAGCGTACGTGAATAGGAATATCTTTCGTCCGTCACAGATCGCCATTTCCACCGTGTTCTCTACGATAGTGAGGTTGCCCTGCGTCTGCAATAGTGTGCCCCGGAGGGTGGGTGTTCCGTCGGCGGCGATCTCATATACTCCCGCTCCAGATACGACGAAAGCTCTGCCGTTTTGGGAGGCAAAGGTTTTTCGGCCGGGGCCGGTTCCTGCTGCGGAGAAAAGGGATAGGCCAGCGACACCTCGGAGGGAGTCGACTTCCTTTCCGGCTTCGTCCATAATCGGATATAGGTTTATGCTGCGCTGGGCGTCGTACGGCAAAGATAGTTCTTGGTACGAAGGCCCTGCTACTTTAATTTTCATTAGTACTGCCCCGAGTTGACGTTAAAGGTGGCCCCCTGCGTCAGCGGCGGAGTCGTCCATTTGCGGTTTCGTGAGGTGTTCCGTTCGAGCGCGTCTTTCGCTTTCGCCGCTACCGACGCGGCTTCAGGAGAGATGTTTTGCCCGTAGTCGGGAGCTACTTCGATTGCGAGGTTGAACACAAGTGCTCTTTCCCAGCCCTCCGGCAACTCGATTTCGGTGTCTAGGTCAAAATTCCCTATGGCTTTCTCGCTGCGTATGTGAATTGTGCCCGCGGCGATCGGGACGGGATATAGTGTTATTTTCCCGAGAGGGTTGTCGGCCACATATAGGTAGCGTTCAGGGTATCCCGGTGTGTCTTTAGTGGAGTAGGCGTTGTCGTAGTAGGTATCCGACATCGGGGACAGCGCGTAGTCGATTCCGCCTATCCGCACGTATGCAGACACGATGTGCGTAGGTCGGGCCGTGGCGAAGTCTCCGCCGGGCCCGACCGTGTACTCGGCGACGCCCGCTTGGACGGGGAATGACTCCGAGAGGCGTGCGTATGATAGAAGCGTCAGGTTCGCCCACGAGTTTACCATCGCATTCAGGTCGCGTAGGCCATCGCTCACTTCGTCGGCATCGGGCGCTTCGCCTTTGGTCAGCACGCGTGCTTTCCGAAGGGCGGAGGTAATGATGGTACGACCTGTGAGATTTGCCATGTTGATTACTTAGCCGCTGCGGCTAGTTGGTCAGCAAGATCAGTCGTTGCCGCCTTGCCAGATTTTTTCTTCCAGCCGTCAGCAAGCATTCGCTTCGCGTAGCTTTCAGGAAGAGTTTTCGTAGCTTCGCCATTTGTGAAAGTAATATCGGCCATCGTTTGTATTCCTTATGTTTGGGGAGCTGAGCCAGAGGGGAGGGTGATCTCCTCTGGCTCAGTATTCGGTCGTATGAGATTAGCCGGTGACTCGGCAAGCCCACTCAGGTCGAACTGCGGCAGTTGCACACAGTACGTCCAAACGGGTAATCATTGATCGGGTGTTGATGTCAAAGTCGCGGATAAGTGCAACTGTTACGCCTTTATACGAGTGCTGCGCTGCAACCTCGGCATTTGTAGGCATAATCAGTGGGACAGAGCCGAACTGGAACGCTTTCTTGTGGAACATTAAGTTCTGCAAGTGAGCGCCGTCAGCCGCACCTGTGACCATAACGATCGCAGCGTTGTCCTGAGGGAACGCCGTGATGTTTTGTAGGCCAACTGAGGCTGAAGTGTACATCGCTGGGGACACAACTAAGTCTGCGTCGCCGGAGCCGTCTGCAGTAACATCTGCTGTCACTACGAAAGGCTGTAGGTAGTTGTATTCGGCTTTAGTCTGAGGGTTCACTGCGACTACGCCAGCCACAGTGATGATTGTGCCTTTAGTAACCGTACCAGTTGTTGTAGTCAGACCGTCCACGTGTAGGGTAGTCGTGCCTTCTACTGAAACCGTGCCGTCTACTACAAACGTGTCGTCGTTGCCGTTCGTGTGTAGTGGGAGAAGCTCGCTTTCCAACCAAGTGAAACCGTCAGCCAGACCAACGACACCTTGCTCGTACTGCTCTTTGATCTTCTCAGAAGATTGGAACAGTCCTTTGCGTGCGTCTACTGCTGCTGCGCCGGCTTCAGACTCAAGTAGGAAGAATCGGTTGCCGTCTTTCGGAGTCAACGTCTTGTTCAGGCGAGTACGGCCAGATAGGATGTCTGCGGGTGCGAAAGTCGTAGAGCCCGGAGTGCCCACCATGTTGTACGTGGCGTCCACTGAGCGCTGAAGAACACGCTCGTCGATGTCCTGAGCGATCGCTTG